CATATTTAAAGCCGATTTTATACGTATTGCAAAGTTATATGAACATGGAGGTGTATGGTTTGATATGGATATATTATTTACTAAACCAATTCCAGAATTCTTTTTTAAAGAAAAAAATACATCATTTATTTTTATTTATGAAAATGTTATACCTACTGGTTTTTTAGCTATAGAAGCAAAAACAATTTTTTTAGAAAATATTTATAAAAATTCTTTAAATATTATTAAAAATAAACAATTAAATGATTATCAAAAAATAGGTCCAATAATTTGGATTGAAGAATATAATAAATTAAATCAAACAGAAAAATCTAAAATTACAATTTTAGATAATGATTTAGTTTATCCTATTTTGTGGAATGAATTAGAATATTTATTTAAAATGAATACTAAAAAAATAAAAGAAAATACATTTGGAATACATTGGTATAATGGTGCTCCTATTACAAAAGAATTTATTAATAATTTTGATGAAAATAATATTAATCCAAATAATTCATTATTTGAAGAATTAGTGTATAGAATAAATAATAATTTAGCACAAGATATTCAAAAAGTCTTAAATAATGAAGAAATTATTATTATAAATATTAATTCTAAAAATTTGAATAATTTAGAAAATATACAAAATGAATATTATAATAAAGTTTTAAATTATAAAAATAATATAATAATACAATTTAAAATTCCACAAAAATTATTAAAAACCAATGCATTCAGATTTTATAAATGTTGGAGAAATGGATATTGTTTAAATAATTCAGGAATAAAACTTCCAAAAAATATAAAAAAAGTTAATTTGATTAAATTGTAAAAAAAAATTATTTTATACTCTAATGTTCCAAAATAAGAAAATACTATTGTTTGGAGGTTCTGGTTCTCTTGGCAATAAGTTTATTGAAAAGCATATCTCTAATAATCAAATTACAAATTATTCTAGAGATGAATGCAAACATTGGAGTATGAGCCTCAAATACAAAACTGATAAATTAAAATTTATAATTGGTGATATACGTGATTATCAAAATGTTGCCAATGCAATCTTACGTGAGCAACCCCATATTATTATAATCATGGCAGCTCTTAAACATATTGACCGATGTGAATATGCAATTGATGAATGCATAAAAACAAATTCTATGGGTCCAATTAATGTAGTAAATGCAGTGGAAAAAAATAATGATCGGCTAACAAATTTAGAAGTAATTATTATGGTTAGTACTGATAAAGCTTGTGAGCCAACAAATGTATATGGTATGGCGAAAGCTTTAGCAGAGAGTGCAATTGTAGAAAAATCACTCTATGTACCAAATCGTAAATTTGTGAATATTCGCTATGGCAATGTTCTCAATTCACGTGGAAGTATTATTCCAATATTACATGAAAAAGGAAATGACCCTGACGTGAAGGAATTTACTCTTACACACGAAGATATGACCCGTTTTGTTATGACATTGGAACAAAGTGTAGAACTTATTGAATATGCCGCTGAATTTGGAGAATCAGGTGATACTGTCATACCAAAATTAATTTCTCTTAAGTTATTCGATTTAATGCAAATTTTTTCAGAAAAATACAATAAACCTGTGAAAGTAACTGGTTTGCGCCCTGGAGAGAAAATGTTAGAGTCACTAATATCAGAAACACAGGCAATGAGATTGATTAAAAAAGAAAGTGGATATATGCATATTAAACCACCTTATCAGAATTTATTAGTTTTGGATGATGTACATAATTATAATAGTAAAATAAATCCACTTTCAAAAGATGAGTTATTTGAATATTTGAATAATTTAGAATTATTATAAAATTATTATTCAATTTGATATTTTAACAAATAACCAACTAAAATTTTCTTTTTTATACCAATGCATTGGTTCTGATTTATCTACTATTTTTTTTCCACATTTCTCAACAAATTCTTTTATTTTTTCAAATGACCTAAAATAATGACTTTTATTTTTAATTAATTCTTTTACAAAATCATTTGGTTCTTCATTTTCTCTTAAAAATGCGAATTGAAAAGAAAAAATACCGTCATCTTTAAGTTGTATTTCTCTAATTATTCTTTCTACTTCTTCATCATCGCAATGTTGAAAAACTAAATTACATATTGCTAAATCAACTGGTTCAATTTTTGATAATTCAGATGTATTATATGTTTTATATGCAAAATCTTTAACTTTTTTTAATGCAACATCTGAAATATCTACAGATATTACTTTATTATTTTTAGATAAATATTCTGTTAAATACCCTAAACCGATACCAAGATCTAATATAAGTTTATCGCTAATATTTTTATCAATTTTATGATTCTTTAAAATTTCATTTGAAGTACTTGAATCAATCCAGTATTTTAATTTGTTAAAATGAGCATTATTCCAAAAATTTTCTTTTTCATTTTTAGGCTCATTTTGTAATCTATATATTTCTTTATATTTTTCAGGATCAGCCCTTAAAAATCGTAATTTATCTTTTTCTTTATCTTCTGGATCATTTGGTCTTGGAACAAAAAAAGCCTTAACTTTCTTATTGTCATCACTGAAATTTTCACTTAAGTAGGATATTGTTACAAAAATTCGGCGGCTTTCGGGGCTTCCACGCGATGGTTCTGGATTACCATGCCAAGCATAATCATTGCAATTAAAAAGAATCAATTGATTAAATATTGGAGTAATACTAGCGATTTTCTCATGAATTTTTGCTTCATCATTTGCACAATTGTCTCCACGCCAAATCTCCAGTGCACAACCATATTCTTCTTTCCATTCATAGCTCAAATATATTCCAAGAGTCGTCTGCTTTTTTAATTTCAAAGTGGGATGATATCCAGCATCAACATGAATATCTAATTTATCACCCGGTTCATAAATATGAACACCCCAAAAATTTCGTGTTGAATCAAGAATCAATTTATGACCTACAATTTCTGACAATTCAGTTACAAAATCTTCATTAGTTAATTCATCAAATAATTTTACTAAAAATGGCGGGAAATTATATTTATCTCTTAAGGTATATTTTTGCTCAAATGGATTATCATAGCGGTCCCAATCTTCTTTTTTAATGTCTAATATTTCTTTCTGGAGACTTTTTGCGAAATTTTCATCTAAAAAATTATCTTGGGCTCCATAAGGGTAAGGAAATTTTGATTTATATTCTTGAGGTTCAATTCTTATTTGTGATAAAATAGAATTCATATTTATAATATTAATAATATTTTTTTTATATAATATAAATTTATATAAAATATATTTTATATGAATTTATTTATAATTTTTTTGTGTGTATATATAATGATAGAAAAAAAAGGATGGCTAATAAATGATTGTTTAACATGTATTCCTGGAACTGAAACTTGGTGGCATGATATGTTAAGATGGTTTCCTGGTCTTCAAGATAAAACAAATGGATATACTAATTATAATATATTAGCTGATACAATAGAAAAAATGTATAATGAAGCAGAAGTTAAACCAGATTATATAATTAGAAATGGAAGCTATTTTCGTAAATTAAATATTAACGTACCTACTTTTGCATTAATACAAGATACTCAAAATAATAAAATGCAAACTGATGTTATTAATTCTGTAGATTGTGTTGTTTTTGCTTCTACTGGTGGATATTTGGCATATAAAGAACGCATTAATCCTAAGAATGTCAGAGTTATTGAACAATCTTCAGATTTTAATTTTTGGAAACCAATTGAAGAAAGAAATCCAGATGTATTACCTAATTCTATTATTTTTATTGGTGATTCATCACATGAGAAAAAAGGTTTTCATAGAGTTCTTAATCTTATAGAAAAAATGGAAGATTTTAATTTTTGTTTAGTAATGAAAGATGATACAACTTTCAATATAATACCTGAAAATTGTAGAAATAGAGTTAAAATATTTAATAAAGTAAATAGACATATCGTTAGATTATTAATAAATTCTTGTGTTTGCGGTATTTGTACATCTGGTATGGAAGAAGGACATTTTGCAGGAATAGAAATTGGTGCTTGTAATATACCAATTGTCGCAAGACCAATTGGCTGTTATTTAGATAGAGTAAAAGATGTTGGACAATGGGGAGAAGTTTCTAGTGACGAAAATTTCTCTGAAACAATAAGAAATGTAATAAAAAATAAAAATTTATATTCTCCAAGGAATTATTATTCTAAAGAATATACTCTTGAACGATGTAAAGAAAAATGGACTAGTTTAATAGAAGAATTTACAAAATAATTATTTTTATTTATAAAAATCAATGATTTTCAAAATTTATATTTAATAAATTTTGAAAAAGATACTAAAATCATTTATATATTTTCGATTACATTATTTTCTAAGTCTATTTTATCTTTAATTAATGGTAAATGAACATTATACCATTCGTATGCTGTTTTAATTATATCATAAATATTGTATTTTGGTTCCCAATTTATCGTTTTTTTAGCATATTCATTTGAACAAACCATAAATCCTGAATCACCAGTTCTTCTCTCTTTAATTTCAATATTTAGTTTTTTATTTGAAATATTCTCTATTATTGAAATTATTTCTTTAATTGAATGTCCTTTTCCTGTTCCTATATTACAAATTACATTTTTATTATTTTTAATCATATATTCGAATGTTTTGATATGTGCACTTGCTATATCACAAACATGTGTATAGTCTCTAACGGCTGTTCCATCAATTGTGTCATAATCATTCCCAAAAATATACATTTTATCAATTAAACCTAAACTAAATTTAATAAGACATGGAATGATTCTTTTTTCATTTTTATGATATTCTCCTACTTCGAATTCAGGATCTGAACCACAAGCATTAAAATATCTTAATATAGAATAATTAAAGTTATATTTTGATGCATAATCTTTTAAAATATATTCAAACATCATTTTTGTTCTACCATATGTACTAATAGGGAGTAAAGCATCATTTTCATTAATAATATGATTTGAATTTATATTTAACATATAATCCCCATAAACAGTACAAGAACTAGAAAATATAAAATATTTAATATTAAATTTTACAGCTACATCCAATAAAAAAATCGAATAAGTTAAATTATTATTGTAGTATAATTGTGGGTCATCATTCGATTCAGAAATATGTGCTAATCCCGCCAAATGTATAATTGTTGAGAATTTATATTTTTTAAACAAATTTTCTAATTTTGTCTTATCAGAAATATCTCCTTTATAAGTTTTATAATATTTATTTAAATAACTACAACCAAACTCTAAATTATCATAAACAATTATATTATATTTTTGCATTAATTTACATAAATGAACTCCAATATATCCACATCCTCCTGTAATTAATATATAATCCATATATATATATGTATAAATTAAAAATATAATATATATATTATATATGTTTAAATTTAAGCGCGAAATTGGAGATCATAAAATATTCAATTATGATCTAGATAAATATAATTTCATAGAATATTTTAAGAATTTATATAATGAAACTAATCTCGAAATGTTACATTTAAAATCAAATAATTATCAACTATTAAAAGAGAAATTATCTTTAGGAGAACTAAATGAAATAGATACAGATTTACATAAAATATTCTATACCGATATTAAAAGTAATAATACATTTAAAGAGTTATATTGTAAATTTATAATAAATATTTATAAGGATTTTTTCCCAGATGAAAAATATATGATATATCAATCATTCCCTAGTATAAGAATACAATATATGGAAAGTGTAGTAATTCCTCCACATAAAGATTCAGACCATATTAGTAATCACCCATTAGGTGAAAAAAACTTTTTAATACCTATAACAAAAATGGAAAATACTAATTCAATATATATTGAATCAAAACCGGAACAAAAAGATTTTCAAAGTATTACATTAAATATAGGAGAACTCTTTTATTTTAATGGTAATATGTGTACACATTACAATGAGAAAAACTTGGAAAATAAACTGAGAATATCAATAGATTTTAGAGTTATATTACATGATGATTATATAAAATATATCAATACATCAAACCTAAAAAAAACTAATCCAAGAGATTTACAACTTAATAGAGAACCAACCTTAATGATAATTGGAAATTATTATCAATGTCATCATAAAGATGTTTCTTTAGAAAATATTTTAAACTGGTATAAAAGAAAAGACACTATTATTCAACATCGTCCATTTTTTGGGAAAGAAGAAGCAGAAGCAACTTATAAATATATGTTGGAAGATTCATTTATAACTGAACATATAAAAACTAGAGAATTAGAAAATATAATTTGTAATTATATTGGATGTAAAAATTGTATAATGACTACAAGTGGAACATCAGCACTTATTTTAGCATTAATGTCATTAGATTTACAGGATGGAGATGAAGTTATTGTCCCTAATTATACAATGATTGCATCAATAAATTCAATTAAATTTATAAAACTTGTTCCAGTTATAATTGATGTTGATGAAAAAACATTTACATTAAATTTAAATACAATAAAAGAAAATGTTACATCAAAAACGAAAGCAATTCTACATGTATCATTAAATAATAGATATAATGATTTAGAATCTATAGCGGATTATTGTAAATATAATAATATTTATTTAGTTGAAGATAGTGCACAATCATTAGGATGTAAAATAAATAATAAATCATTAGGAACTTTTGGAAAAATAGGTTGTTTTTCATTAAGTACACCAAAAATAATTAGTACAGGTCAAGGTGGATTTTGTGTTACAGATGACGATGAAATCGCAAAAAAAATAAATATGATAAAGAATTTTGGTAGAAAAGAAAGTGGGAAGGATAATTTTGTAATTTTTGGAATAAATCTTAAATTTACTGATATTCAGGCAGTAATTGGAATTGAACAAATGAAAAAAATAGATTATAGAGTAAAAAGAATGAGGGAAATATATAATTTATATTATAATCAATTAAAAGATATTATTGATATGTGTAGTCCTTTAAGTGATGAATGGATACCTTGGTTTGTTGATATATATATTAAAAATAGAATAGACTTAATTGAGTTTTTAAGTAAACATGGCATTCAAACAAGACCAGTTTACGGTGAAATAAATAAAACCAATGTATATTTTTCAGAAAAAGTTATGAAGAATAGTAATTATGTTTGCAATAATGGTTTATTTTTACCATCACATATAAATTTAAGTGATCAAGATATATTATTTATTTGTAATATAATAAAAGTATTTTATCATTCATAATTTATTCCATTGTTCTTGACTAATTATAGGATATAATGACACTTCTTGTTCAACATTTTCTGTAGTAAAAATTTCATCTAGAGACTTATCTAAATATTCTTTTAAGATTTCATAAAATATTTTATATTTTAGAATTCCTTCTGATATATCTGATGGATATGGTGTACTGTGTGATGTTTCTAAGCACCAATAATCAACTAATTCCAAATAATTTTCAATATTATATAATTTATTATCAATACTAGGTATAATATAGATATAAATTAATTTAAAATTCGATGTCTTCTTTTTTAATATATTTATAAGTTCATTTATTTTTTCTTTATCAATATTTTCTTTAGTAGATAACAAAAAAACTTTTTCGTTATTACTTTCTAAAATTGAAAAAAAACGTTCAATCGCTCTTTTTCTATATGATAAATCAGTATGATGGACAAAGTTAATTAATGGACTATTATTAATTAATAAATTATAATCAATTGAATAGTTATTCAATATATTTAAAATTGAATCTACACTTGATAGTGACCAGTCAAACATATAACTACAATCTCTAAGTCCATATATTTTCAAAATTGCAGCAGAGAAACAATTAGTTCCAAGTGAAATAAATTTCATATATATATTTAATAACATTTTTCATATTCTAAATTATTAAATATCATTTTAATTGTATTTTTGATTGATTCATCTTCTGGTATAATATCAAAATTAAAATTATGATTCTTTAAATCGTAACTAGAATATGGAATTCTAATAGGTGATAGTATAAAATTATCATTTATCTTATTAATTCGATTTTCATCAAAATCTTGAATTATTTTTTTTAATATTTGTTTTGCCATTTCTTTAAATATATACTTAGTTGGATGATTTGGCATTGTAAATAATTCATATTTCTTATAATTATTTATTATAAAATCTGATATTTTTATATCAGTTGATTTTTCTTTATTTTTTAATATATCTATTCCTTCATTAAATTTTAATTCATAATTTAAAATAACTTCTTTATTAATAAACTTTATTTTTTCCTCTGTTTCATTATCTATTTTATCAAAATTACCAGTTCCATCTCTTAATTGTATTTTTCCCAAACCCCATAACCATTCTGCATAGACATATGGTATAGTAATTTTTATACATTTATCTGAAATATAATTAAGTATATTATTTTCAACTGTTAAATCAGTAGAATATTTACCAAATTTTGCAGGTATTGGTTGATATATAAAAATATCTGCATTTTTTAATATATTATAATCTATTTCTTTATTAAAAGCAATACTAGAATAATTAAATATTAATTCTATATTTGTATTTATAAAATACTTTAAATAATGTTTAATACCAATGCCATGACAAGTTGCATAAATTACAATATTCATATATTAGTAATATAAATTAAATTAATTGTGACATATGTATTTGATAAACTTCAAAATTATTCTTTTTATAAAAATTCACTAATTTTTCATCACAAGTTAATGTTATTTTATCAAAATTACCAGTTCCATCTCTTAATTGAATTTTACCTAAACCCCATAACTATTCTGCATAGACATATGGTATAGTAATTTTTATATATTTATCTGAAATATAATTAAATATATTTTTTCACCTATTTTTAAAAAAGGTCCATCAAAACATTCATTAGCACATGATTTTATTTTATTTTTTATTTCATCAATATTTTTAACTTTATCTAAATCTATTGTAATCCAATCTTGAAATTTTTTTCTAGTCATCATAATTTTACCCCAAGAAAAAGTATCATTATTTTTAGGCATTTTATTAGATAATTTTATATTTGTTAAAATTTTTATACATAATTTCAATGATTCATTTTTTGTTATATAGTTTAATTCTAAACAATTAATATTTTTAGGTATTTTAAAATATATAACATCAATTATATTACCATTATCAATTTTATTATCAATATAATGACTTGTAACACCAAAATATTCATCATTATTATATAATGCTAATGATGCACCACAAACTCCTTTATATTTTGGACTTGATGGATGAAAATTTATACATCCTTTTTTTATTATTCTTTCATCTCTAATTATATATGGATTTAAAAAACTAATATAAAAATCATTTTTATCATTATATTTACTTTCATTATAAATATTATTTATATCAAAAATTTCTATTATATTAAAATTTTCAATACAAAAATTTATTAAAATATCTACAATTTTATCATTTTTATTTGATATAAATAATGATATGTTCATATAATTTAGATTATAAAATAAAAAAATCATATATATATATTATGAATTTTACAGTAGAAGTTAGATCTGGTTTCTGTAATACTTTAAAAGCTTTAGTAACAGCATTGAGTATAAATGAAAAATCGAATATCTTGCCAAATAAAAAAGCATGGTGGCCTGATGGTGCTGATTGGAATATGTTATTAAATAATGAACTAATATGTAAAGATGTTTCTAAAATGAATGAATCTTTTATAAGTGCAAGATGGCTAATATTAAAAACAGAAGAAATAGAACAATCAAGTATTATAAGTGATACAAATGCATGGGGGCGCACTTCTAAACCTATTCCAGGACATGCTGGAGCTCATCTTGGAATAAACATAACAAATGAAAAATTGTTACCATTATTTTCAAATCATTTGATTGATTGGAGTTATGATAGAAGTTTAATTTGTGATAAAGTATTTAATAGAATACAACTTGGCATCCAGAGAGTGAAATGGAATAATACTATTTTGGATGAATTCAATAAAATTAAAATAAGATTATTAAATGAAGGACCATTATTAACAATACAAATAAGAACCTGGCAATCTAAAAATGTTGGAGATACACATGATTTATTAACATATAATGATGGTGTTTTAAGAAAATATAGTTTTGAATTATATAAAAATGAAATAGATAAAATTTTACCTGAAGCAAAAATAATTTTTTTAACTATAGATCGTGAAGATTTATTACCAGAATATATAGATTATTTTAAAGACTATAATGTTGTAACATATTTAAAATCAGATTCTTCTCATTTAACATCATTACAACATTCCGCAGTTACTATGTTAGTTAGTTCTTTATGTAATTTTTTGGTATGTTCTAGAGTTAGTACATTTGCGGAATGTATTTGGTGGTTTAGTGGTTGTAAAGCAAAAGTATTTCCAGTAGGTTAAAAATATATATATATATATGAAAATAAAAACGAATGAGATTAGTTTTGAAGTAGATACAAGAATATCTACAAACAATAAGTATTTAGGCATTGGAATAAATGGATTAGATAAATGGGAACCAGGTACTTTTCATGTATTAGATTTGTTTAAAAATAACAAAGGTATTTTAATAGATATTGGTGCTTGGATTGGTCCAATATCATTATATTCGGCATTATTATATAAAAAAATAATCGCAATTGAAGCTGACCCTGTTGCTATTGAAGCTTTAACTGCAAATATAAAATATAATAATTTCAAAAATATTCATTTAGTTGAAAAAGCGATATCCAATATTGATAATAGTGAAATTATATTTGGAGGCAATGGTCCTCTTGGTAATTCAGAATCAACAATGCTTGTAAATGAAAGTAATTTTTTAGGTATTGAAACAAAATGGAAAAATAATCATAATGAAATTGTAAAAGTGAATACAATTAAGTTTGATACTTTAATTAAAGAATTGGACTTAGACCCGAATGAAATAGCACTTATAAAAATAGATATTGAAGGAGGAGAAAAAATAATAATTCCGGATATGAAAAATTACTTAATATCAGTTAATATACCAATGTGGATTTCAATACACCCTTGTTTTTTGGAAAAAACAGATATATATATGATAGTTGATACATTATTTGAAATATATAATAAATGCTTTTATATTAATTTTAATAAAGAAAAAGTACCAATAACAAAAAAAATAATTTTAGAAGAAACAGATATATATTATAGTATTCCGAATCATTTAACAATGATAAATGGTGGACCAGGAACACGTTATTTTGAATTATTATTTGAGAAATAAAATATTATACACCGCCATGGAGTATAATTCTTCAAATAAATATAATTTACAGGTTTTAATATTTCGTATCTTTATTTTGTTAAAAATCTATAGCATATATATCCCAATTTTTGGCTCTTCCATTGCTAAATAACTGCTCTTCCTTTATCCTCACACCAATCCATTTCTGGTCTGTCTAATTTATTATTTCTCTCAATTGCCGCTTTAAGAATAAAACTTTCAACTCCATTATCCCTAAAATCATTCAATAGTGCAGAAGTATCTTTTGGAAAACAGGTACCTCCAAATCCACGGTTACCGTCATTTCCAGGAACCATCATATGGCTTGCCCCTATCCTATCATCTAATCCAGCCATTTCCGTCACAATATCATAATTCACCCCCCGATTCTGACAATAATCATAGATTTCATTGCAAGAAATGTATTACGAAAATATTTAATCATTTCAGCCTCTTTATTTTCCATAAAATGAATTTGCTTAGACTTAATATTACCATTTTTGCAAGCTAATCCCCAAATATTCGTTATTTTATTACTAAAATCAATATCCTTTGACAATCCAAGCAATCCAAATAGTCAGTCAGAACAATTCCGAAAATCTTCCCTCCAATTCCTTTCAGTCAAAAATTCTGGCATGAAATAGCAGCCCAAACGGTCAGATGTTTCTACTAAAACAGTTGATCGAATAACTAGATGAGTTTTTGATAAATCCACAACTTTTTTTAAATCAGCCACAACAGATTCAACAATTCCCAAATGATTTCGCCCATTTTTATCCATAGGTGTTAGAACACAAATGAAAATAATATCACACTCTCACAAATCTTCCAGTCTTGTTCCAAAAGGTTGACATTTTTGAGGGTAGATATTATAAATTATCATTTTAATATTGGAATTATTTTCAGCTAAAATTTGAGTTGCTTTTCCAACAAAACCATTCCCAATAATTGCAAATGACATAATAATATTTTTAAAAATATTATAATATAATAATATTTTTAAAAATATTATTATATTATAATATGAACATTGAAGTGGTCATTCATACATAAAACTCTAAAACACTAAATTTACATTTATTAGTGTTGTTTCCAATCCACCAATAATAACATTTTCTTTTCAGTAAGTTAAGTTTCTAATATGATCTAAAATAATCAATCGTTTTTTTTAATCCATCTTCTAAACAATATACTGGTTTCCATTTCAGTATATTGATTGCTTTTGTAATATCAGGTCTTCTATTTGTAGGATCGTCTTGTGGAAGAGGCATATAAATTAGTTTTGATGTTGAACCCGTTAGTTCAATAATTTTCTTAGCAAGTTCACTGATGGTAATTTCATCCTGGTTACCAATATTTATTGGATATATATAGTCTGACTTCATTAACTTTATAATACCTTCTATTTCATCATCAATATAACAAAAACTTCTTGTTTGCTTACCATCTCCATATAAAGTAATATCTCTATTTTCTAGACATTGATTGATAAAATTAGAAACAACCCTACCATCATCTTTATCCATATTTGGACCATATGTATTAAATATTCGAACTATTCTAGTATCAATATTATATTGTTTATGATAATCCATCATAAGTGTTTCTGCAACTCTTTTTCCTTCATCATAACAACTTCTAATTCCAACATTATTTACATTTCCTCTATATTCTTCACTTTGTGGGCTTATTTCCGGTTCTCCATATATTTCTGATGTTGATGTTTGTAATATTTTTGAATTATTTTTTTTGGCTAATTCTAAAAGATTAAATAAACCTTGAAAGTTTACTTGTAAAGTATAGACAGGGTCTTTCTGATATTTTGGGGGTGAAGCAGGACAAGCAAAATTATATATCTCGTCTATTTTATATTTATCTAACTTGTCGTTAAATGATGTAATAATATCATGTTTTATAAAATGAAAGTTTTTGTATTCAAGTAATTGAGATATATTACTTTCATAACCAGTATATAAGTTATCTATACATATAACATTTTCACCTTCTTTCACTAAACGTTTACACATATTAGATCCAAGAAATCCACAACCTCCTGTAACCAATATTGTTTTCATTTGATTATATATATAATATCACATTTTTTGTAATATTATTATATTTTATCTATCAAAAAATTAAACATTATACCTTTTTCACCAAATTTTTTTACATAATTTATTTATTCTTTGAAGAATTCAAGAATATGTCCAATTATTTCTTTACTTGTATTTCCATTTCCCAGCCATTCAGTTCCCATTTTCTTATCACTCTCTAGCCATCTGAATACCTCATCAAAGTTTGTTTGCCCATTGCCAACTGACAATTTAACACTACAATTGTTTTCATAGCTCTGGGGTCTCTCCGTAAAATCACGAGGGACTACTACATGAGTTCCCAATAATGCCGGCTCTTCTTGTCCAGTTCCACTGTCACTAATTATGAATTTTGAATTATATACTGTAGTCAAATATTCTTCATAAGGCAATAATTCAATCATTTCCACTTTCCCTAAATTTATGCTAAATTCAGTCAATTTATCTTGCAATCTCTTAAAATATAATAATTTCACAGGAAAATTGTATTTTTCAATACATAAATTGGCAAAATTAATTGCATTTTCCAGTCTATCCTTGAAATTAAAATTCTCTGGGCGGTGAATATCCATAAGAATCATATTGTTTTTCTTAGGTTCTTTCCTGATTTTCTCTTCAAATAATCGTAATGGCTCTACAATTGTATTTCCAACAACGAAAACATTTTTCTTTATGTTTTCCTGAAATATTTGCTGTTTATAATCTTTGTGGTAAACAAATAATATGTCACTACAATGGTCACATACAGTTCGGTTGATTTCTTCCAACATGCGCTTATCATAAGAGCGCATCCCAGCTTCAATATGTCCAATTTTATATCCTGCTTTTTTAAGAGGGAGGGAAACAACAGCGGAATTGGAATCTCCCAAAAAAAGTATCAAGTCCGGCTGAATATTATGTTTTTCAAATAATTTAGGGACCTCTACACTTAAATATGCTAATTGTTCAAAATGATTGGATGAACTCTTCCCTGATGCGAGAATATAATCAGGAGTGCGAATGTCTAATTGTTTAAAAAAAACATCAGATAATTTATTATCATAATGTTGTCCTGTATGGACTAAAACATGATTAAAATGTTTATCTAATTCCTTAAAAACAAAAGCCATACGAATAAAATCGGGGCGAATTCCAGTAATAGTCACAACCGTTTTCTTCATAATTTTACAAAATAAAATTATTGAATGAATTATACTTATTTCTAGAATATTAAATTTTATATATATATTAACTATTCAATCTTTTATTAATATTTTTTAAAATGGTTTTTTCTCTTAATCCAACTGTTTCTGATAATATTGCATATTCGGCATCATAATAATATAATACTTTATCTATTCTAGTTTGAATCTTAATATCTAAACACGCTCTGCAACGGGCAAACCTTGAATTTTTATTTTTTAACATTTATTTGTCTCATTTTAAATCTTCAAGGGTGTAAATAATCCACCGATTGTATAATTATTTGGATATATAATTGTATCCCATTCTTTGTTATATTTAGAATAATAATAATTGGAATGTGTCATTTATCATATATTAGATATTATTTTTATGATTTCATCTCACCTTCTTGAAAATGATAAACAATGCTATCAAATGCAGTCCAATGTTCAACTCCAATAGTTAATAATTTTTTCATTAAGACTATATCTCCAGGAATACACCTTTTTTTACCACTATATACTTCACTTGGAATTGTATATATTGGATTAAAAATATCACTCCCTTCTTCAATATTCCCCTCTGGATAATAATTTACTTTTTCTAAATATTCTTTTTTTATTAATAATGGCATAAATAGTCCACCTGGTTGTAATTCATTTACAGCAATTTCTTTTACATAATTATTAAATTCATCATCTCTATAATTTTCAGTCTTATTTCCAAAACTCTTCTCTATCCCATATTTTCCTGACTGAAGACCACCATCTTCTCTCCCTCTTTCAACAAGTCTCGAACAAACACAAATATTATCTCTCATATGTTTTTGTAAATTTTCTGACCAATTATCACTAAATGCGAAATCACTATTTAAGAAAATAATATATTCTCCTTTAGAATTTCTTGCTGCTGTATTCCATGCTCTATAAACATTATTGATATACCATTCCTTCCTTTGTTCTTCTGTATTATTATGGATATAATGTGGTATATTATTATTTGATAAATATTCCAATACTTCCGTTGTAGCATCGTTTGCTACAAAATAAAATTCATCTCCTTCTTTCAGTTTTGTATATTTATTAAATTGATTATATAAAAATTGTAAATATTTAATGCTTTTATATATTAAACATACATAGCTAATCCCCATAAATAAAATAATATTTTATTTATTTATTTAATCTTTTATTCACATTTTCTATAATAACTTTATCACTTATTCCAGACATTTCAGATAATGTTAAACCTTCAGAATCATAATAATATAATACTTTATCTATTCTAATTTGATTTTTAATATCCAAATAAGCTCTTTTAACCCAATTAAAATCTTCTCCACAACCCATATTAGTATATTGATGTCTTTTTACAATATTTGATGCATAAACCATTGTATGAGCTGGTTTTCCTCTCCATTCCAAACCATCATTTATATAACCATATTCAAATTCAATACCATATTTGCATAAAATATCTGGTCCTCCATTTATTTTTGTTACACTATTAAATACAACACAATCTGCATCTGGATTTTCATATAATTTTGTCATAATTTGACTAATATAATCTTCAGATATTCTATCATCATCATCTATAAAAACAATATATTCTCCTTGAGATAAATTTATCATTTCTTGTCTTTTTTTACCTATTAATCTTTTTTTATTATCAAAAAATGCAATTAATTCAATATCATTTTTATATGGTTCAATTTGTCTAAGTAATTCTTTCATTAAATTAACATAAAAAAGTTCAATACGATTTGGAACAGTAGGGACTAGTATTGTTAATTTAATCATATAAATATAGATATAAAATATTTTTATAATAACTCAATATATTCATTATACATATCATAATGATTTTTTTTATCTCTAAATATTTCTAAATTATTTTCAACGCCATTCCACTTTAAATAAGATGATGTATGGTATAAATGAATTCCACCTAAATTATATTCATCATGAAATAAATTTATAATATTAATATTTTTAGATTTGATTTTTAAAAGAAAATCATTATCATCCCAATCTATACCAAATGTATAATCATAGCTAAAATTTTTAATTAAATCAAAAGTATTTCTAGTCATCGCAGTTAAAAAATGATAATTTGTTATCTTATTACGACTATGATACCATGTTTCATCATTTTTAAAAAGATGTTCTTTTGAATATATTTCTGTCGTTAATTTTTTTATTTCATATATTTTTATATTACTTTCAAGTGATTTTACTGCTTTAATATCAAATGAATAATAATTATTATCAGTAATATATTTTGAAATCCAACCTAAAACATCTCCTACATGACACACTTCCGAATTTTGAATAACAACTTTACTTCCTTTAATAAACTTAAATCCAATATTATAATTTACTACTGGATTTATCCAATTCTTATTTTCTTTACGAATTATAACTAAATCTATATAAAATGCATATCCATTAATCATACTTTTTATTATTGGATCAACATCTGAATCATCAACAATAATAATATGAATATTTTTAAATGATGCTTGTTCAATAGTTTTTAGGGTATAATAAACTTGTCTTGAACGATTCGAAGCTGTCATAACTATAGATATTGTATCATTATATATTGGAATATTTGGATAACAAAAATGTGAAATCATTGAACTATCAAAATTTTCTACTTTTTCAATTATCTCAAAAATTTTTTGTTTATTCGAAATAAGTGATTGCATAATTATTTATCAATATAGATTTTAATATTTAAATTTTTTGGTAATTTATTTTTAGAATTTTTATAATAAATATTTTTCAACATGCATTTTCTAAATGTATTCATCTCTT